TTCTATACTATTTTTAGATCCAGGGAAAGTAATTACCTTAGAATTATTATTAGAGAGAACCTTTTCTTTTTTATCAGTTCTCTTATAGGTTCCCCGATCTTCAATCATTTCAAAGACTACACCTTTATAGTAGTCTATAATATCTTCTTCAACCTCGGCAGTAAAGATAATATCTTTCAAATTGAGGTTGCATCCATTATCTTTAGCGATGCCTTGTGGCATCCAGTTATGCATATAGATTGTCTGTTTACCTGCATCTAAGTCAGCGTCAACAATCACACGCATAGGATTTTCTACCAAAAAAGAAGATCTAGTAGAGCCTTTAATTACAGCTATAATATCTTCTCCATTGGAGAGTCTGAGAAACTTAACTTTAGTTTCTTCTGTTTTTGTATCAGACATTTTTTATTTCTACCTTATAAGTTGAGATTTTAAATTTCTCCGCATGATATATTTTTACACGTTCAGCGTAATGATTCATAGTATAGTTTGTGTAATTTCCAATTCGAAGGTCATCAGAAATATCGTAAAGCGTTGCTTTGTCTTTATCTTCTCCTAAGCGGAGACCTCTACCGATTGACTGCAAGTTTCTAATTTTAGATTTACTTGGAGAGGCGAATACTATATTATGTAGGCGACGAATATTTACGCCTGTCGAGAACACACCATAGGAGGCAACGATGATGGCATCGTTTTCTTTCTCAGTAATATGTCTAACATTCTCTCGATCTTCTGCTTAAGTTTGACCGCAAACAAAAAAGATCTTTCTATTAGGATTTTCATTCTTTTCAACAATCATGTTGTGAAGAATTTTACCATGCTTCTCAACATACTGAAACAAAATTAGGCTGTTACCTTTTTGATCCAATGCAAGATTAGTGATAAACCTATTTCTTGATTCATTAGTTACAATGAAGTCCATCTCTTGTTGGAAGTCCATCTCCTTAACCATTTTACATAGTTGTTCAGGATACTTCAATACAAGACATTTAATTTCAAAGTCAGACAGATGTTTCTTATCAATAAGTTCTTTGGTAGTTACAAGTCTCGAGGCTGGACCAAAGTGCCCTTCAAGAACAAGCTTGTGGACTTCTGAGTCATCTATAGTACCAGTAGTTCCTAGTCTATACTTAGCATTGACAGATTTCGTCATAATAGATGACAGCGACTTTGCCTTGAAGCTGTGGGCTTCGTCACCAATTATAAAGTCAAACTGCTCAAAGAATTTTTTAGGCAACTCGTGAATTGATTGCCATGTAGAAATAGTTAAAGGAACATTAGCAAACTTATCTTGCCCTTGATAAATCTTATGGCAATATTTTTCTACATCCCATTTATTGACTGAAGAATAATCCTTAAAGTCTCCATACATCTGTTCAACTAGAGAGATAGTTGGAACAATAAGCAACCCTCGCTTACATTTGTTTTTTAGCAAGTATCGCATAATCATATAAATGATAAGCGACTTACCTGACGCAGTTGGCGAGAGAAGCAATATTTTTTTATACTTGATTGCTTTGATTAGACCAGTAAGCTGATAATCATGAGGCTCAATTGCTTTATTTCGCGAGTGTAAGTTTAAAGACTTAGCGAACTCAGTTGCTTCTTCAAGTGTAAACTCATCAAATGATTGGGCAGCAGAATCAACAGCAACCTTTAAATTTCTTTCTTTAGCAAATTCTTTGAGATATCGAATCAGACCACCATAAAGGTATGCGGTCTTTTTACTAAAAAGATATATCTTCCCGTTCCAGATTTTCTTTTTGTATAGAGGACTGAATTGATAGTTAGGAGCAAAGAATGAGAAGTAATCGCTCAGTTCTGCTTTCACGGAATCTTCACAAACTAATTGAACAAATACCTCATTCACTTTGTTAACTACAATATCAATGTTGTCCACTTATGAATCTCTCCCATCCCATAAACTCTTTAAGCTGCCAAGTGCGGTTATTGAGTTCTTTCAAAATTAAATTGCAAACTTCTACAGCTTGTTCGTGTAGAGCTCTCTTTGCGATAATTTTCGCAAGATCTTCATCCGACTCAAGATAAGTCGAAACATCGCCTTTCAGAGTAAACCTAAATGGTTCTAGGTTGTACTTCTTGAGTATCTCATCATCGCCGTTTAATTTACCAGTGTAATATTCCCATTTAATTTTTTTCATCTTAGAAAACTCAATGCCGCAAGACTTTACAGCAAGAGAATGGGCAGTAAGTTGGGTAACGTACTTGGAATGTAAGACTGGAATTCGAATAATTTCTGCGCTAGGGTCAGTTCGATCGACCACAGAATCTTTCTCCCACATCTGGAGAATTTCGTTAATTTGCATCGCTTTCATAATATTACTCAATAAAAAACAAATAATGTATATTATACCCTTTCTACATCATAATAGGCAAATTTAAATGTCGCATCTCCAGTAATAATTACGTCAGCGTTATCCTGTGTTGAATAACGAATAGACGAAAGGCTTATTGGAAAACAATCTTTAAACTTAACGCGAATGTTTGGATTATTTTTATTCGTGTATAATGTTAGTATAGCATCACTATATTGAGGCTTTTCAGCATTTTGAGCAAGTGCTGATTGTGCACTTGTTGGTTGTTGCAACCTTAAGTTTTTATATTCTTCAAACGAGGTTGGAAAGGTTATACCGCGAATCCAATCATGAACTGTAAACCAAGAACGATAGTCTTCATCGACTAAGAATGAAATGTCTAGCGGCTCATACTCAATCTTATCTCCGGGAACCGGAAGGTCTGAGAATGGAGTATTCTGTAGAGTGTTTCCAGCTGAAACGCCAGGAAGATTAACCGCACTACAAAAGAATGTAACATACGGTAGCCTAGAGAATATTAATGTAAATTTAGTGCTTTGCGCTAAACTTTGATTTAATGGTTGCATGTTTAGTTTCCAAAACCTTGTATACTATTTAGGCAATAAAAAAAGGGAGGCATTTCTGCCTCCCTCAAACTTCTAACTTTCGTTATTGTTTTTAGTTTACGCTATTAACGTAGGTTAATTACACCGAACTTGCGGTAGTACACATTGCTGTTAGCAGTTAGTGCACCAGACGAAGCGGTTGAACCTTCCGAGAATGGATTCATGACTAGACCATAACGTGTCTTGAAGCCGATCTTAGGCTGGAAGGTGTTAGGATCAATTGCACGAACCATCTGTAGAGGAACGTATGGGCAGTAGAACAAGCCAGCGTCATAAGCGACGTTACCCTTGTAACCAACCACAACGTAGTCTGTACCAGCAACCGAGTACGGGTCAACATAAACCTTAACGCGACCGAATAGAGTACCAGCAAAAGTATTGCCAGTATCATCAACGACCAAGTTAGTGTTATTTGTCAACGCACCCTGATAATCGAGAAGACCAGTCATTGCTAGGGCTGAGGCAACGTCTGTTGAGACGATTACCAAATTACCCTTGCCGCGACGAGTGTCTTTAGAGATGCGGTTAGCTTCGCGCTCGATTTGGAACATTAGACCCTTATACTTTTCAACAGCCCAACGACCATCTGTGTCGCCAGCGTTTGGAGCGCCAGTTACGCCAGTTACTAGACCGCCAGTACCAAGGTTGTATAGACCTGGAGTATTTGCAGTATTTGCACCAGTCTTAGCGATTGCATATACAGAACGTACAACTTCACGGTTGATTTCAGCAAGAATTTCTGTTGAAAGAATATTTGCTAGTTCTGTTTCTGCGTCTAGACCGTGAACAGCCTTGAGATCCTGTGCTAGTTCAAGAGTGTACGATGCTTGTAGAGCACGTGTTCTTGCTGTCACAGTTACCTTCTCGATTGAGAAGCCCATTGCGTTCATGTTTGTAGCAGCACTTAATTCTTCAGCAGTTGAAGTCAACATAGCTGAAGCAACGTTTGCCATATTACCGGCAAATGCAGCCAAGCCAGGGTTATTGCTTAGAGTACCCTGAGCGCTGTTAGTTACATTACCAGAGAACGCAGTATTAGCTTCATTATATAGAGCTTCATTAGTACCGCCTTGGGTAACGTTCGAGGTTGGAGATGTAGCATATTGGCTGCGCATTGCAAAGATTAGTCCAGTAGGACCAGTCATTGGCTGAACGCCGCAGATGTCATATGCCATTAGGTTAGGTAGTGAACGACGAACTAGGCTGATTAGAATCGGATCGAAACCAGCAACTGGTGAGTTTGCACCGCCGCCAAAGCCAGCTGAAGTACCGCCACCGCCAGTATATACTGTTGGTGCTTCGTGCAACATGCCAGCTTCTTCACGAAGTGCACGCTCTTGATTCTCGAGCACAACTGCAGTTACTGAACGCTTGTATGGGTCGGTGATAGCACCTAGATCTGGGTGATCTAGGACTGGCGCCCACTTATTTTGAATTGCTTCTGAAAGATACATTTAATTCTCCTAAAAAATTAGTTTGGTAGAGTTCTAGAGATTGCGCGAACATAACGATCCATTACAGAATTAGACTCTGTAACTTGAACAGGCTCAACACTTTCTGTTAACGCGACTTGATTCGAAGCCTGTTTCACCTTTGACTGGTCTGAATTACCACTGAAATAGCTTTCACGGATAATTTTGACCTTCTCAACATATTCACCCTCTGTGGTGAACTCTACACCCTCTGCGAGTGTCTTTACTTTTTCAGCTTGAGTGGCGGTGAGACCCTCGCAAACTGATGATACGATTTCAGACTTAGCTGCTTCTGTAACTGCTTGAGCAAGCTCAATGTTGTCATTGATTGCTTCATTTAGCTTGTCATTTAGCTCAGCAATTTCTGCAGCCATTTCTTCCATTACGTCTACTTTCTCTTCTGGAACATTAATGTAATGTTCAGCAAATAGATTCTTTAGACCGTCAATGAATTCTTCTGTAATTTCATTCTTTAGACCGGTGCTGATTGCAACTTCGTTGTCTTGTACCCACTGCTCAACCATATAGTTGAGGTAGGAATCAACCTGCTCTTCTAGCTCTTGCTTGATTACTTCTACTGATTGCTCAGCAGCTTCTAGAATGTCCTTTTCTAGTTCTTCAACAACTGTTACAGCGCGAGCAATAACTGCGCCTTCGAAGATTGTTGTAGCGTTTGTGCGGAACTCTTCTGATAGTTCTTCGCCGTTGAAGAGAGCATTGATATCTTCCTGAACGCCCATTTGGCTCATCTTCTCTCTTACAAGAGCATACTTAGCCTCACGGATTTCAGCAAGTTCTTCTTCTGAAAGCTCTTCCTGCTCTTCTGAATCATCTTCATCAGAAACGTCTTCTACATCTTCAACGTCATCTGAATCATCTTCAGCGAGAACATCTTCTTCATCAATATATTCTTCTTCAGCAATCGCCTTGCCGTGAATATTTGGTGACATTGTTGGATATTCGTGAGATGATTGAAGCTCTTCTGGCTCAACTAATGCCTTAACAGCATTTTGTGGCTGCGGGGAAAGCTTCTTCGCTCCTTCCTGACCAACTGGCGCTGGCTTACCTGGAGCAGCAGCTTTGCTAACTAATGCAGCAGCCTTTGCACCAATATCTGAATTGCCA